ATGAAGACTTCAAACGAAAACGAAGAAGAAATGGAAGAACGAGAATGGGTTATCAATGGTTTTAAAACCTTCTCTGCCGTAGCGCAGGAGTATTTTCCCGAATATTCTAACGCTGACACAGCCAGCAAAAGAATGAGAAACGAAATAGAACTCGACAAACTGCTCTTCGACGAATTAAAAGCCGCACACTACGTACACGAAACAACACGTCTAAGTCCGAAGCAACAGCAGATCCTTTTCATGACCTGGGGACCGGAAAAAATAATCCTACGTTAGCGCATCACCCATAAGTAAAGATTTATTGCATCCTGACACCTCCGAAAACACAGAAAAAACGTGTTGAACGAACTATATTATATAGATTATTATATTTTAGTATTTATATATGTTCGGTTGGTGGTTCGCCTACTTTTTTTCGAGCGTTGCAAACGCATGACAGACAAGCAGTTGAGCCACCTTCAGGGGGTGTTCGTTTGGCTGTTCGATTTTTTGTCAAAAAAAATACTAAAAAGAAAACCGCATGTCCCCGAATAGAGCCTCTATTTACGGCAAACAGAGGTTCTATTTCTAATAAACAGAGGCTCTGTTTCATCCCAACAGAACCTCTGTTTTTCTATTCATTCCCCCAATCTCATCTTTTACACCCGCGCGGTGTCACACAGAACAACATTATTTCCGTCCTACAGCCCCCAATACAGCCCAAATACCACCATACCGTTCAAAACACCCCCATTCCAGCCAAAAAAGATTTGCACGAACAGCCATTCATGCACTACCTTCGCAGCCGCATCCGACAATGTATGCACAATGGGGATAACCCGCAATCAACAACAAGTAAATAAAAATAGGTCTCAATGAAACAACTTCCAAACAACCTCCTGCACGAAGGCTACATCCTGATTCCCAAAGCACTGTTAAAACGTCAGATAAACGATAAAGCTCCGGGAGAACTGGAAGCGCTCCTCCAAGTCCTGATACACGCCAACTACTCGGAAACCACGTACAAGATTCAGCAGATCGACATCGTATGCCAACGCGGAGAATCCGTCATCAGCCAGCAACACTGGAGCCAACTCTTCCAATGGAGCCGATCCAAAACCCTCCGCTTCTTTCAAAAAATCCAGGAAGAGGGCATTATCAAGATCATCCCGCACCAGAAAGGAATCTTCCACATTCATATCAACAACTATGATTTCTGGACCGGCTGCATCTCTCCGGAAGCCCGCGAAGAAAAAAAGAAAGAAAAATCCGAAGTGTTCGACGTTTTCTGGGATAAATATCATGAAACGATGCAAAAACCCAAACAGTACGTCGCCCGTGCCCGCCGCGAATGGGACAAGCTCACCAAAGAGGAACAACAGACAGCCATCGACCACATCGAGGAAGTCTACTACCACACCAACGACACACGTTTCATCCCCCTTGCCGCCACCTACCTGAAAGACAAGGCTTTCTTAAACGAATATATAGACTAAAAAACATCGAAAAGAAATGCAACCACACGCCAGCGAACTCGAAGAAGCCATCATTGGAGCCTGCCTGATAGAACAGGAGGCTCTGCCACTCGTAGCCGACAAGCTACGCCCCGAAATGTTCTACGACGATCATCATCAGCTGATCTTCGCCGCCTTGATAGCCATGTATCAGGCAAACAAAAAGATAGATATTCTCACCGTCAAAGAAGAGCTCACCCGTCGCGGAGTGCTCGAAAAGATAGGCGGGCCGTATACCATCGTACAACTAAGCAGCCGGGTAGCTTCCTCCGCCCACATCGAGTATCACGCGCAAATCGTCCACCAGAAATATCTGGCACGCGAAGCCGTAGTCGGCTTCAACAAACTCCTCACCTGCGCCATGGATGAAACAATCGACATCGACGACACCCTCATCGACGCGCACAACCTGCTCGACCGTCTCGAAGGCGAATCCGGACACCACGACCATATACGCTGCATGGACACCCTAATGACCGACACGCTGAAAGAAGCTGAATTGCGTATTGCCAAAAGCGTGAACGGCGTCACCGGCATCCCCACCGGACTGACCGAACTCGACCAGAAAACGGGCGGTTTGCAGGATAGTGATCTGATAGTGATAGCCGCACGGCCTTCCGTAGGTAAAACGGCTTTTGCCCTGCACCTGGCACGCAGCGCGGCAATGGCGGGCAATGCGGTGGCCGTCTACAGCCTTGAGATGCAAGGGGAACGCCTTGCCGACCGATGGCTGGCAGCAGCGAGCAACATTAATCCTTACCGGTGGAGAAACGGAATACCTACCCTGCAAGAGATGGAAAATGCCCACACCGCAGCTTCAGAACTATCGGGACTCCCCATCTACGTGGACGACAGCACTTCTGTCAGCATGGATCACATTCGCTCAAGTGCCCGGCTACTGAAGAGCCGCAATCAGTGTGACGCAATTATTATCGACTACCTGCAACTCTGCGACATGACTACCAAGCAGGCCAACCGCAACCGCGAACAGGAAGTGGCACAAGCCACCCGGAAAGCCAAGTTGCTAGCCAAGGAGCTGCATATTCCCGTCGTACTGCTTAGTCAGCTGAACCGCGAGTCGGAGAATCGTCCCGGAGGACGTCCGGAACTGGCACACCTGCGCGAGAGCGGAGCTATCGAACAGGATGCGGACGTCGTGATGTTGCTTTACCGACCGGCCATGCAACGCATCGTCACCGACCGGGAAAGCGGTTACCCGACAGAAGGACTGGGGGTGGTTATCGTTGCCAAGCAGCGTAATGGAGAGACTGGGAATGTATATTTCGGACATAATCCGTCGATGACAAAAATATATGACTATGTTCCGCCATTGGAATATTTGGAAAAACATGCTAAATAAAACGGTATATTGTATAAATAATCAAGACAATTTATCGAAATAGTATTGATATATATCCGGTGCAAAACTTTTTATATTATCAGAGAAAATAAAACCATATTTACTTGACTTCTCCTCTCTGATTTTGTATATTTGTAGTATCAAAAAGAAAACATATAATTATTCACTTAAACCTTAACTTTTCAAATTTATGGATGTATTAGTAGAACGCTATCAGCGCAGAAAGTATGTAAATCAGGAGGATGCTCCGTTACTGTATTACATACGTCAGAAATCGGGCAATGTAAGAGTGATGGACGTTGATACGATGGCTACCGCCATCGAAAGTAAATCGTCACTGACTGCCGGAGATGTGAAACACACCATTGAGGCATTTGTGGAACAGTTGCGCCTGTCGCTCACCCAGGGCGATAAGGTGAAGATTGACGGATTGGGTACGTTCCACATCACGCTGACTAGTGACGGTACGGAGACTATGAAAGATTGTACGGTGCGCAGCATCCGCCGTGTCAATGTCCGCTTTGTTGCCGACAAAGCGTTGAAGCTAATGAATTCGAGCCATACGAGTACACGAAGTGAGAACAACGTGGACTTCGTCCTGGGCGGAAAGGGCGATGGAAGCGATTCCGGAAACGGTGGTTCGGACGATGATTCCGGCAGCGGTTCGGGGGGCAATAAACCGGGCGGTGGAGAAGCACCGGATCCAGCAGCGTAAATAGGCTGCCCGCTCTATCTTCTTTGGCAGAATGAAACTTCATCCTTAGAAAAAACAGTATCACATGGTTTCAGGAACTGATCCATGTATGGCTCCTTGCCATGTGGTTGCTGTTTTTCTGTTTTTCTCTTTCCCGCATTTTCTCATTTTCTTTATTTCTCCATTTTCTTTCATTCTCGTGTTTTTTTAGTTTTCCTATTTTTAGTTTCTCTTATTTTTTAATTCTCAATTCTCAATCTTTAATTTTTAATCTTTAATTCAAGAAAGATGTTAGACAAAATCATTGATATCATTACAGCCATCCTCCCTTTTTTCGGAGGTCGCAAAAAACGTCAGCAAATGATGCAGGACGTCAAAGAGTTCAGCGAACTGGTGAAAGAGCAGTATGGCTTCCTTATGAAACAGCTCGAAAAGGTGCTCAAGGATTATTTCGATTTGAGCGACCGTGTAAAGGAAATGCACTCGGAGATTTTTTCATTAAAAGGCAAACTTTCGGAAGCTGTCACTTTACAGTGTGTCAATAAAGAGTGTATTCAGCGCAACAATGGTTCCGAATCCGCATCATCATCCACTTCTTTAATACCTGCCTAACGCATGAGAACTATTAATCTGATTGTCGTTCATTGCTCCGCTACCCGCGAGGATAAATCTTTCACCGAACATGATTTGGACGTTTGTCATCGTCGCCGCGGCTTCAATGGTGTGGGTTATCATTTTTATATTCGTAAGAACGGGGATATTAAGTCTACCCGTCCGTTAGAACGGATCGGTGCGCATAGCCGTGGTTTCAACCGGGAAAGTATCGGTATCTGCTACGAAGGCGGACTGGACTGCATGGGACAGCCGAAAGACACGCGCACTTGTTGGCAGAAACACTCGCTACGGGTTCTTATCCTGACTTTATTAAAGGATTTTCCGGGATGCCGTGTCTGCGGACATCGTGATCTTAGTCCCGATCTTGACGGAGACGGTGAGATTGAACCGGAAGAGTGGATCAAGGCTTGCCCCTGTTTCGAAGCGAGCAAGGAGTGGGATAAAGAATAGATTTCTTTTTTCATTTACATATTCTATTGTTAGTTGTTATTGGTTAATTGTTATTGGTTATTAATCAAGAAAACCCGGACTTTCGCAAGCCCGGGTTTTCTGCATCTTGGGAACGCCTCCTTTACCTATAGGGAAATGGGGGACTAGCAATTTGATTCTAGTACAACAAAAAGACGCTCCGAGAGTAAAAAATAAAAAGGGATACCTGTGGGAAATGTGGGAGGCATCCCTTTTCTAAATAAGAACAAAGAGGGAAGGATGGACTTTCACAAGCTGTGTCCTTCGCTTTGTTCTGGGGTAAAAATATCTTCACACACAAGTGAAGAATGGGTTTATTTGTTTTTTCTCAATATATAATATATTATGAGATTCTCTATCCTATTAGTCTACCCATTCGGCAACTGTAACAGTCACTACTTTAGCCTCTACCGTTCCCCATGGAGAAGTAGGAATAGCCTTTACTTTGACTGTCATAGCCTTATGATTCTGGGTAGCATTCGGGTTCTTCAATGTAAGCTTGCCGGTTGTGCCGTCCAGAGTAAAGTTATCATTATCTTCACCGGCTACCAATTCAAATGCTACAGTGAAGCCAAATATTTCTGCACCCTTAGAGTTTTGATAGACATCGGAAGCATTAGTAGAAGGCCAAAGCTGACGATCTGAAGCATCTTTCCATACTAATGCGCTTGATACATCAACGCCCTCTCCTCTTTTTGCAGCAGAAGACACATTAAATTCCAGCTTGTCTTTACCTTCATCAGTACCCTTGTAATCAAATGTACCGTTCATCTTAGCAGTATTGAATACAACAGGAATTGTTTTGGTAGAAATAACTTTCTCTTCACATTTTGCTTCTACTTTTACGCTAAAGCCAGCACCACCTACAGGATAATTTTTTGTTACTGAAAGCGCACCAGTAGTTGCATTAAGAGTTACACCAGCAGGAGTGTCACCTACAACAGAGAACTTAAATGCTCCACCAAGAGAGGTCAATGCATTCTTAAGATCCATATAGTTACTGAAAAGTTCAGTCAGATCTCTTTCGGCAGTCACTGCAGTTATTGGACTACTACCTGTTTCCTTAAGATTCAATACAGCCTTGGTTCCATCCCAAGCATTTGAGTTAGCCAATGTAAGATCAGCTTCTGCAGGATAACTTACCTGTACATTTTCCAATGTGACATCAATACTGTAATCACCCTTAGAAATCCGGGTAACGATTGTTGTCGGTGTTTCGCAGACCGTATTTTGAGGAACTATCAATGCAAGTTTATAGTCTGTAGAACCGGTATCACCCAACTTAATTGTTCCACCTACAGGAGAAACTATTGCATAAGAACAACCATCGAAATTAGTAATAGGAGAACCTCCCAATGCAGCCTTTATAGCAGTCAAAGCATCATTATCTTTAATAAGAAGCTTCTGATCGCTGTTACCATTCCACAGAATAGGATCTTCAGAAGCAAGTGTAACTGTTTGTGCCGTTCCTTCACTAACGGTTTTAACTTGCGCATATTCCTTAGCGGCATATTCAACTGTCTTCGCACCCGGAGTTCCGGCTGTTGCAGGATCTGTCACTGTGACTGTAGATTGCACTGTGGCTGTGCTTCCCGCCGCTCCTTTAGCTTCCAAGATACCGGTCGTTGCACCCAAATTAAAGTTAGAAGTAACATCAGCAGTCGTTGCGAATGCTACACTGAAATTAGCATCAGAGATGCCAAGTTCACTCAATGTCTTTGTTGCAGGAGTACCTTCAACAGCGCTAGAACCATTTATCGACGGATACACAGTTACGCTATAATAAGATTCAGTCTCTCCGTTCTTTCCTTTGTAGTCAAGTTTGCCACCTTTAGCCAATTGAGTTACTGTTCCATTTGCAGACTCCCATACCACATTGTCGATATACAAATCACTCTTCACAGCGGCAAAATAGTTTGAAGCAACATCATTCAAGGTATTCTTATCGGCAGCAACCTTGTCTGTTACAGTCAGAGCTACGGCATAGCTATTTTTTACTGCACTGGCATCCAACGTCACTTCAATCAAGTTAGGTTCTTTCTTTGCATCTACCACTTTGATTCCTTTTATTTTGAACGGATCGTTTAATGCACGCGTCTGCACTTTCTGGCAATCTACAGAAACTACATATTTTGCATTCTCATTTACAGCACCATCCGCTTCGAAACAAGCAACCAAATCCGTTATAACTGAAGCCGGAGATACACGGAATCTCACTGCCACTTCGTCCACATTGACTACAGGTTGCCAATTATGACTGCCCATAGCATCAAAGTCCGCATAGAATGTATTGAACTGTACCTGTCCGTCTGCATAAGTTGGCACATATACAATACTCTGAATCATACCTTTGATAGCGTCGATTTCAGCATCAAGTCTGGATTCGAGGCTTTTTATAACACCGCCAACTTGTTCGGATTCGCTCTTTATAATATCTTTAACCGCTTGGCTAAATGTACCTGTTGCAGGTAATTCGAGTGCTGCCAATTGTTTTTTCGTATCATCAATTTGCTTGATAATATCCGCATAACTCTTATAATCAGCACCCTCTTCAGTACTTACATAAGCATTGATAGCATCTAAAAGATTATCCAGTTGAGTTTGTTTCCCGATGGCTTCTTCACTAAAGAGCTTCTCATAAACATCTTTCACGAATGTTTCCAAAGTCGTTTTCACTCCGTACTGGGCAGTCAGGTAATTATTAATACCACTCAACTCTGTAGAAATACCTTTCTGAACAGCTTCTGTTACGTATTGAGCTATTTTCCCCCATTTAGAAGTGTCGTCTCCCTCGTGTTGAAGGGCATTTATGATAGCTTGGTTTACATAAGCCCCAAAACTGGTACTTTCGTAAGCACTTGCATCCTTTTTACCAGATGTAATGTATGCCTGTTCTGCTGCAATCAGTTCAGATAATACGGTTTTAACATTCTCAAGTTCTTCAATCTTCTTTTCCAAACCACTGACACCATCCTCACCTTTGAGAATCTTTTGCAGAGTGGTCAGTTGATTTTGAAGATCTGCCAATCTTATTGCCAAATCTTTAGCTTTATCGCCTGTGGCATCCGCCAAAGCTTGTTCCAGTGCAGCGATTTTTTCTTTCAAAGTTTTTTCACCATCCGGATTTTCCACAAGTGCGCTCAAGTCATTCAGTTGTGTCTGCAAATCCTGTTTTGCCTTTTCAACTGCGTTCTTCATGTCTTCTGTACTTACCGGACTGGTTGATGTGATTTTATCGACCTGCTCCTGCAAGCCTTTAATATCATCATCGTAGTCCTTACAGCTTGTCACCACTGCACTGACTGTAAGCGTCAATGCCCCGAAAAGCATTACCCTAACAAAATTTTTCTTCATAACTACTTAAAAATTACATTA